AAATAGAACACGCAATGCGCTCTTATCAGAAGCGATTGAAACGTATGGGCAGTTAGTCGATACACCTGCGTTGTTGCTAACAAAAATAGTAAATCTAGGCAAGGTTGGGCAAGCTGAGATTGCTAAGTTACTTGAGCGTGGCGAAGGATGAACACATCAAGCGAACTGATGTGGGGTGTTTTTTATTTTTATCTTGTGGTCTGTTTGATTTTATGGGTGATGCTATGAACGAACGAATAAAAGAGTTGGCTGAACAAGCGGGGCTAGAAGAGCTTGGCGATGGGGATTGGTGTTCGTTAAATCACCCTGATGTAAGAGCTGAACACCTTGAACGCTTTGCCGAACTTGTATTGCAAAACTACATCAGTCAGATAATGACCACTGAAGAACGTGAGGAAAACATACGGGCAGATGAGCGTGAGGCTAATGCAAAGTTTCTCGATGACTTTTCTAAGACTCAAATGGTTCCTGTAAAGGACACATGGCGCATGGGCGTGATGGCAGCGGCTAATGCCGTAAGGGATAAAAAATGAACAAAATTATTATGTTGTGTGTCTTGTTGGCAATTACGGGCTGTATGCCTAGCGCCAGTCAACTAGATTTTTCTGTGTTGCCTGATGGGTTAAAAGACTGTACGTTTTTTTATCTTCGTGATGGTAGCGGCACTAACATTACAGTTGCACGATGCCCTAACAGCGCAACTTCCGTTGTGAGTGGTGGCAAGAGTAAGCGCACATCAATTGCGGTCGAGGAATCAAAATGAGCCGTGAAATTATGCAGCAAGCGTTGGATGCTTTTGAAGACTTAAAAGCATTTGCAACAGACAATGGCGCTATGCCTGAAAATTGGGATGCCTACTACCCCAAACAATACGATGCTTTAGAAGTCCTACGCCGAGCACTTGCATTGCCTGAACAAGTAATCACACCAATATCACCCGATCAATACGAGCGGCTTTGCGGCACATGCGGTGCTTGTTTGGGTAAGCCGTGGGTCGGGCTGACTCATGAAGAGGCTCAAGAGATTGCTCAAATGCTAGTAGATGACGTTGCTTATTGCAGTACGCATTACGCCATAGCCATTGAAGCAGCATTAAAGGAGAAGAACACATGAGCTTTAAAGAACTCGAACAAAAGCACAACCTAGTCAACATGGTGATACTAGCTTGCTGCAAGCACCCTACTGATGCTGACATCAACCCGTTGCTTGAAGAACGACTTGAACGTTTTTACGAAGACGCCGTTATTGAAGGCATGGCAAAGCAGATGCACTCAAGCGTTGATCGTGCGGTCAATATGATGGGTAAAGAATGTGATGTGCATGAGTGCCGCAGAAAAGTACGAGAGGCAGATGATGACTCTAGCCTAGCGGGTGCAATTATTTACAGGAGATGAAGCATGAAGTATGAACAAGCCAAGCCGTTGATTGAAAAGTTAAAGGTTATTGCAGTGTTGTATTACGCATCGTCAATGCTGCCCATGAAGATATACGAAGCACTTGATGAGTACTTGCCCGACATGGATGAAGGTTGCCGTGAGCGTGGGTGCATTGCTGTAGATAATTTTAAGGAAAAGAACCATGGGTCTGTTTAAATCAGGTAAGTCAAAGGCAGATGATCTGCTATCAATTTTAATACCATCACTTCAATGGCAGATGCAGGAAGAACTCAAAAAACGCCTAGTGGCGCAGATGGAAGATGTTGTGCGTGAGGCGGCAAACCAAGTGATTGGTTATGGCTATGACGAAGCAATCAAAGAATTAACCGTACAGGTTCGTGCGCCTAAACGCCAGTGGGTCGGGCTGACGGATGAAGAGATCAAGAACATACTTGATTGTGGGCGTGGCGGGTTGGTTGATATTAAAAAAGCAGAGCAAATACTCAAGGAGAAGAACACATGACACGATTACAGATAGCAGCGCAGATACTAGCAGGGATGTGTGCGGGTGATTGGAAATTTGAAATACCCGAAGGCAGTACATGGGATGACGTAGCTATAGCAAGAGCGATAGAGTTAGCAGATAAACTGTATGAATACGAGGGTCAAAATGACTAATATGCCGCCACTACCAAGTGACATTCGTGAGTTGGTTTTGTTTATGGTGCAAGACGTTCAAGAGAAACTGAACAAGATCGAAGAGATGTTGTGTCTAAGTGATGAGGAAGAAGAAAATGACGCCTGAAGACGAAGCCTTTGATGAAATAGAACGCGCCCAACATCAGCGGGTAGAAGATAACGTGCGCCGCGAGGCGCAGCAGAAAGCCTTTAACTTTGTGATGGACATGGGCAGCATTGACTTAGGCATGATGACGTTACGCAAGGCGTATGAGATCGGCTATCGTGCGGGTGTGTACGCAGCGCAGAGGAAGAAAGATGAGTGAAACAAAATTATCTGTAGGAAAGGCTTTACAGAAGATTGGGCGTGGTACGGCGAGTGCAATATCAAGGATGACAGGCAGACCAATTAAATCTGTACTGTTAAGTATTCATACGTTGCATACGCAAAGCAAGATTCACGTTGGTGACTACGAAGTTAACAAGCGTGGTCAGGTAGCTAAGGTATGGGCGTGGGGCGATGGTGATGATGCACGAGAGCCAAACAATGTTAAACACAAAGATGGTTTTATCCCCCGCCTTGATGAGGCAGCAGCATGGTTAAGGAATCCAATATGATCAAAGCAAACGAACAACAGGTAGGCGGCGCACACTACGCAGTCAAGGCTATACAGCCGTGGGACTACATCATTGCAAACAACCTTGGCTATCTTGAAGGTAACGTAGTAAAGTACGTATCCCGTTGGAAAGACAAGGGCGGCATAGAAGACTTGAAGAAAGCGCAGCATTACTTGCAGAAGTTAATCGAAGTCACGGAGAAATCAAAATGAAAGATAACGTCATAGCACAAGCAATCATAGAAGCCGCACAGCATATGGGTAACGGCAATGCTAGTACTAACGGCATGGGCGCAATAGAAGGTCATGCAATGCTAAACAAAGAAGGTTTAAAAGAGGTAGCGGGGGCGTTGTATTCTGGGTTGGAATCCATAGCGCAAAGCACGGATTCATTAAGTAACCCATTACAAGATATTGCGTATGCCATACAAGCCCTTGCCAAAGCTATTAAGGGGCTAAAACAAAATGGATGATGAAGACCTGCGGGACTTGTTTGCGGGGTTGGCGCTGATAGGTATGTCTAGAGATATTGAAGACGAGCGCCGCGCCGCAAAGTGGTGTTATGAAATGGCAGACGCAATGCTTGATGCTAAGTATGCTGAACCTGTATCTGAACCCGAAATGGGTATCACAGCAATTAAAAGAAAACGTAAAACAACTAAGGAAGAGTAATGGACTTGATCGTGCTCGACATGGAGACGTACTATGACCAAGACTTCAGCTTAAGCAAAATCACAACCGAAGAGTATGTACGTGATGACAAGTTTGAGGTGATTGGTCTTGCGATTAAAGTTAACAACAATCAAACCGAGTGGGCGAGTGGCACACATGAACAGATTAAAGCGTGGCTCCATACGTTTAAATGGTCAGATGCGATGGTGGTATGCCACAACACCATGTTTGATGGTGCTATCCTTGCTTGGCGTTTTGGTGTCAAGCCTCGTGTGTGGGCTGATACTCTGTGTATGGGTCGTGCCCTGCATGGTATTGAGGTGGGTGGCTCACTCAAAGCTATGGCTGAGCGTTACAAGGTCGGTGTCAAGGGTGAAGAAGTTGTAGCAGCCAAGGGTATGCGCCGTGCCGATTTTAACGATGAGAAACTGTCACAATACGGTGACTACTGCATCAACGATGTCGAAATTACGCACAAGTTGTTTCATCTCATGGCTAAAGGATTCCCGAAGCAAGAGTTCCGCATAATCGACTTGACCCTGCGTATGTTCATTGAGCCTGTGCTTGACCTGAACCTGCCCTTGCTTGAGCACCACTTGCATGATATTCGTGAACGCAAAGAACAGTTACTCAGCGATGCAAGCGTGACCAAAGATGTACTGATGTCAAACTTGAAGTTTGCCGAATTGCTCAAGTCGTTTGGGGTTGAGCCGCCGATGAAGGTAAGCCTGACCACAGGCAAAGAAGCACTCGCACTTGCCAAGAGCGACGAAGGGTTCAAAGCACTTGCTGACCATGAGGATATTAGGGTGCAGACTCTTGTTGCTGCACGACTAGGTACGAAGTCAACGCTTGAAGAAACCCGCACCCAACGCTTCATTGATATTGCCAAGCGTGGGTTATTGCCTGTGCCGATTCGATACTACGCAGCGCATACAGGGCGGTTTGGTGGTGATGACAAGATCAACCTGCAGAACTTGCCGAGCCGTGGGGCTAATGCAAACAAGCTCAAGCAATCCATTATTGCCCCAACAGGCTATAAGATCATAGACGCTGATTCAGCACAGATCGAAGCCCGCGTTCTCGCTTGGCTTGCAGGGCAGGCTGACTTGGTACAAGGCTTTGCCAACAAGGAAGATGTGTACAAAAAAATGGCATCGGCTATCTACGGTGTGGCAGAAGATCAGATCAACAAAGATCAACGCTTTGTCGGTAAGACAACGATTCTTGGTGCAGGGTACGGCATGGGCGCATTGAAGTTTCAGGCACAGCTTAAGACGTTTGGGTTTGATATAGAACTCGCTGAGGCCCGGAGGATCATTGAGATTTACCGTAAAACAAATGATGACATAGTGCAGCTATGGCAAGACGCACAGACCTCACTTATTCGGATGGTAAACGGTGAAGGTATGAATCTTGGTATGCCTAGCGGTGTGCTTACAATTAAACCTAAAATGGCAGGAATATGGCTTCCATCCGGCTTGATGATGCGCTATGATGGTCTTGAATTTGAGCAAGGTGAGAAGGGCATCGAGTTTAGTTATGCTACTCGCCGTGGTCGCACCCGTATATACGGGGGTAAGATTATTGAGAACGTGTGTCAAGCAGTAGCACGTTGCATCATTGCCGAGCAGATGTTGCGTATAGCCAAGCGTTACAAGGTTGTGTTGACGGTGCATGATGCGATTGCTTGCGTGGTGCGTGATGAAGAAGTAAATGATGCAACACAATTTGTTGAAGAGTGTATGCGTTGGACACCTGACTGGGCGCAAGGCTTGCCCTTGAATTGCGAGTCAGGTTCGGGTGATAACTATGGGGCGTGTTAATGTCTAAAGCGTGGTCGTACAGCGGGATGAAGAAGTTTGAGTCATGCCCCAAGCAGTTCTACCATATCAAAGTCCTCAAGGAGTACGAGGAACCCCCGACTGATGCCACGATATACGGCAAGGAGTTTCACACCGCTGCTGAGTTGTACATCCGTGATGCAACACCACTACCCCCACAGTTTGCGTTTGCTAAGCCTGTGCTTGATAAACTCAATGAAATGAAGGGCGATAAGCATTGCGAATACGAGATGGGGTTGACTGAGAACTTGCAGCCCTGTGCCTTTGACGCACCCGAAGCATGGTGGCGGGGTATTGCAGATTTGGTAATTGTGGATCATGATACGGGCATCGCACGTGTAGTGGATTACAAGACAGGTCGCAATGCGAAGTACGCAGACAAGGGGCAGCTTGAGTTAATGGCACTTGCGATATTCAAGCACTTCCCATTGGTCGAAGATGTCCGTGCAGGGTTGCTGTTTGTTATCAGTAACGATTTCATTAAAGACCGTTATGTACTCAAGGATGTTGACGGACTGTGGTTAAAGTGGTTAAAGTCGTACAACCGCATGAAAGCTGCTTATGACACCGATGTATGGAATCCAAAACCAAGTGGTCTATGTAAAAAACATTGTGCGGTGCTGAGTTGCTTGCACAACGGAAGGGGTTAACATGGCGTACAAGAATCCGAAAGAAGATCGAAATTACAAGCGTGAGTATGCGTTGTACGGCGGCAAGCCCGAACACATTAAAGAACGTGCCGAACGCAACAAAGGTCGTGCTACGCTAGTCAAAGAAGGCAAGCTGCAGAAGGGTGATGGTAAAGACGCAGCGCACGTGAAAGCGATTGATAAAGGCGGCTCGATTAAGCACGGGGTACGTGTTGAAGATGCGAATGTAAACCGCTCATTTAAACGTGATGCAAAGCGCAACCTAGTATCAGAAGTTAGTAAGCGCGAACGCAAGAAGAAGTAAGTAGTACTAGCAGTACCAAAAATAATAAGACCATGCACACCGTGTTTGGTCGATTTGGCATCGGAGAATGAGTTGGAAATTGTTGACAATAAGGCATTGCTGTTGCGACTGCGTAACCCGCAGAAGATCACGACAGTCATACCTAAGAGCAAAGACCTTGGTGAAGGTAAAGTACTTGTACGGTGGGGGCTTGATGAAGCGCAGGTCCTCAAGAACATGAAGATACGCAATGTACCAAGTCCTATTTTGGGGCACTACGCTTGGCCCGGGCAGTACAAGCCTTTTGATCACCAACGAACAACTTCTGCATTCCTCACGTTACACAAGCGGGCCTTTTGCTTCAATGAGCAAGGCACAGGCAAGACCGGTAGCGTCATATGGGCAGCAGACTACCTGATGCGTGAGAAGCGAATCCGGCGGGTGTTAGTGATTTGCCCTATGTCAATCATGGACATTGCATGGCGGGCAGACTTGTTTAAGTTTGCAATACACCGCACAGTAGACATCGCATACGGCAACGCAGAGAAGCGCAGACAGATCATTAACGGTAATGCTGAGTTTGTCATCATCAACTATGACGGTGTTGAGATTGTACGCGATGAGATTGAACAAGCAAATTTTGATTTAATTGTGGTCGATGAAGCCAACGCATACAAAAACACGCAGTCAAAACGGTGGAAGGTACTAAATGGGTTGGTTAAAGCTGATACATGGTTGTGGATGCTGACCGGAACCCCTGCAGCACAGTCGCCTGTCGATGCGTACGGCTTGGCAAAGCTCGTTAATCCCGTTACCGTTCCACGGTTCTTGTCCACGTTTCGTGAGATGGTCATGAACAAGGTCAGTCAGTTCCGGTGGATACCTAGACCGAACGCCACGCAGATTGTATTTGAAGCCCTGCAACCCGCTATTCGGTTTACGAAAGACGAGTGCCTTGACCTGCCGGAGATGACGTACGTCAAGCGTACAGTCGAGTTGACCAAGCAGCAGCAGAGGTACTATGCCCTGCTCAAGAACCGCATGATTATCGAGGCGGCAGGCGAAGCGATTACATCAGTCAACGCTGCAGTGAACATGAACAAGCTCCTGCAAATATCTTGTGGTGCGGTGTACTCCGACACAGGTGAAACGATTGAGTTTGACGTTAAAAATCGGTATGCCGCACTAAAAGAAGTTATTGATGAAACCAACCAAAAGGTTCTGGTGTTCGTGCCTTTCAAGCATGTCATCAATATTTTGGCTGGCAAGCTGCAAGCTGACGGGATTACTGCCGAGATCATTTCAGGCGATGTGCCAGTCAACAAGCGCACCGATATTTTTACCCGTTTTCAAACCACGCAAGACCCACGAGTTCTTATAATCCAGCCCCAGTCAGCCGCACACGGTGTGACGTTAACCGCTGCCGATACGGTAGTTTGGTGGGGACCTGTACCGTCTCTTGAGACATACGCTCAGGCAAACGCACGGGTGCATAGGTCAGGGCAACGCCACCCCACAACGGTGGTTCAGTTACAAGGCTCATCAGTAGAACGTCATATTTACCAACTTCTTGACAATAAAATAGACATTCACTCAAAAGTTATAGATTTATATAAGAATCTACTTGACTAGCGTAGAATATGTCATTATAATTAAGTTTCTGACACTTGGAGAGTATCATGAATGATCAACAAATACCCGTAGAAAAACTTGTAAAGATTTACCTCAAAATGCGCGGCAAGCATGATGAGTTACTGCAACAGTTCAAGCAGCAGGAAGAGGCACTTAAGGATCAGATGACCAAGATCAAAGGTGCATTGCTAGACCACTGCAAAGAACACAATGTCGAGAGCGTGCGTACAACCGAAGGGCTGTTCTTTCGCACGACAAAACAAAGCTATTGGACAAACGATTGGGAGTCGATGGGTAAGTTCATCATCGAGCATCAAGCACCTGAGTTGTTCGAGAAGCGGCTGCACCAAGGTAACGTAAAACAATTTTTGGAGGAACACCCCGAACTGCTACCCCCCGGACTCAACGTTGAGAGTCAATATTCAGTCACCGTAAGGAGAAAATAATGAGTGAAGCCCCATATGTGCCAGTTGAAGAACTAGCAAAACAACTTACCGTGTCTATCTCGTGTATTCGTGGATGGATACGTCAAGGGAAAGTACCTAAGCATACGTACATCAAAGTCGGTAATACTTATCGGTTCAATATTCCGATGGTTATTGCAGCGTTGACCAAAATCCCTGACCCTGAAGTGAAACCTGTGGATGCTGTTGTTGAAGTCAGCAGCATTCCTGTGCCTGTTCAGCTTGAGCTGAATTTTAATCCCGACCATGATCTATAAGGAGAACGACAATGACTTCAATGACTCTGTTTAGCGGTAAATCCTCAGCCCTTGCTGAGAAGCTTAAAGGTAGCTTATCGGATACCCTGTCCGGTGGCGCAGGAAGTGGTTCACAGAACCGCCGCTTGTCAATCAAGGGTGGTGTGTTCCGTGAGTTGCTCAATGGTAAAGAGCACCGTGTAAGCGAAGACCGTGCGATGAATATCGTGATTGTCGATGCTGCACCGATCAGCCGCATGTATTTTGCCGGAAGCTACCAAGAGGGTGAAGTAACCAAGCCCACATGTTGGTCAGCAGATACGCAAACTCCTGCCGAAGATGTACCGCAGGATAACAAGCAAGCAGCCCGCTGCATGGATTGCAAGCAAAACATCAAAGGCTCAGGTCAGGGTGAAGGTCGTGCTTGCCGTTTCCAACAACGCTTGGCTGTACAGCTTGAAGGCGAGATTGAGAAGCGTGAGGTGTACCAGTTGACGTTGCCATCGACATCAATCTTTGGTGCGGGTGACAAGAACAAGATGCCGTTACAAGCATATGGTCGTCACCTGAAAGTTCACAATGAAGTACCGTCTGCGATTGTGACTGAGATGCGTTTTGATACTTCAAGCCCAACACCTAAGTTGATCTTCAAACCTATTCGCCGCCTTGAAGATGCGGAAATTGAGATTGTTCTTGAGATGCGTGAGCACGAAGACACAGCCAAGGCGATCACACTTACCGTTTCACAGATGGATGGTGTAGGTGCCGCGAAGAAAGATGATGAGCTGTTCGAGAAGCCCGTAGCAAAAGCTGCGCCAAAGCTTGAAGCACCGAAAGCTGAAGCCGTTGCCGAAGAGCCTATCGAAGAGCCTAAGAAGATGGCAAAGAAGACCGCAGCAGCACCGGTTGAAGGTAAGGCTGACCTTGCTGATATTGTAGGTGAATGGGACGATTAAGTAGTTCGGGGCAAAAGCGGATGCTAGACCTAGCATGTAATGTGCAATTGGTTAAACATAGTCACCGGTTAATCGACTAGCTAGTGCAGCGAGTAGCCCCACCCCACCCACAATAACAAGCAAGGCGATGCCATGGACACAAAAGAATTTCTAGAAGCAATGCTTGGTGATGAAGGGTATTACTGCATCACAGGTATTGAAGAACTACACGGTGAAAAGCGAGACCCACTTGTAAAGCAAAAATTTTATACCGATCTTGATGAAGCAGTCGCCGCTGCACTTGAGCTTGATATTCAGGATTCAATGAATGCGTACTTTGCATTAGCTACGTTTGAAGAGTCAGGTTCACGGCGTAACAACAACGTCAAACAATTACGATCATTTTTTCTTGATTTGGATTGCGGTGCAACAAAAGATTACGAAACACAGGCGGAGGCCCTGCAAGGCTTACGTAACTTCTGTAAAGAACTTAAGCTGCCACGCCCCACGATGGTTAATTCTGGTCGTGGCATTCATGTGTACTGGTCTTTAACTGAACCGGTTGCTCGTGATATATGGTTGCCTGTTGCGGAACGATTGAAAGAATTATGTGTTGACCATAGTATGTATGCTGATGCTGCAGTAACATCTGATTCGGCGCGTGTGCTACGTGTTCCCGGGACCCATAACCATAAAGATACACCTGCTAACATCGTAAAGTTTATTGGTGACCCTGCTCAGGCGGTGTCCTTTGAAAGCTTTCGGGACTTGCTTGGTGTTAATCCGTTAGCCCGTAAACGCTCGTATGTACCCCGTGAAATTGACCCCATCATGATGAAGTTGATGGGTAGTTATGTCAGCAAGTTTAAAACGATTATGCTCAAAACAGTCGCAGGTGAGGGCTGTGCACAAATCAAGTGGGTTGCTGAAAATCAAACCACAATGTCGGAACCAATGTGGCGGGCGGGGTTGTCAATCGCAGCGTTTTGCGAAGACCGTGACAAAGCTATACATAAAATTTCAACGCAGCACCCTGATTACTCGTATGATTCAACTGAGTACAAAGCATCGCAGATACGTGGACCTTATAGTTGCCAAACGTTTAACAAGTACAACCCAAACATCTGCCCTGATTGCAAACACTGGGGTAAGATTACAAACCCGCTTGCTTTAGGGCGGGAATTATCAACGACTGAGGAAGAAGTTATTGTAGAGGACATCTCTGCTGACTTACCGAATACACCACCGCAGCAGTACACAATACCGAAGTACCCCACGCCTTACGTGCGTGGCAAGAACGGTGGCATATTCAAACGAGTCAAAAGCGATGATGGTGAAATTGAAATACCGGTGTATCACCACGATTTATATGTCGTGCGCAGGTTAAGAGACCCCGAAATAGGCGAAGCGTTAGTTATGAGATTGCACTTGCCTAAAGATGGGGTTCGTGAATTTACGATACCGTATGCAGCAGCTACAGCAAAGGATGAGTTCCGGCGCTACATGTCCATGCACGGTGTTGCTATTATGAAAATGGATGAACTTATGAACTACGTAACCACATGGGTAAACGATTTACAGATGACAACCGTAGCAGACGAGGCCCGTCGGCAGTTCGGATGGACAGACGATAACTTCACATCGTTTGTTGTCGGCAATATGGAAGTCTTTAAAGACAACATTACTGTGAACCCTCCTGCAAGCAATACCGCAGGGTTGTTTCCAGCGTTCGTACCGAAGGGTACGCTTGAGCATTGGTGCAAGACAATTGATTTTTACAACAAGCCCGGTTTTGAAGTGCACCAGTACATGTTCGGTATTGGATTTGGCTCTGTGCTGATGCAGTTTATGCCGATCAACGGTTCAATCTTTCACTTGCATAGCAAAGATACAGGCTTGGGTAAGACCACCGCTATGTACGCAGGTGCATCTATATGGGGCAACCCTGATGTGCTAGTGATGCTTGAGCGTGACACGTACAACTCGAAAATGAATCGTGCTGAGATTTACAAAAACTTGCCGTTCTATAGCGATGAGATGACTAACACCGCACCGAAAGACCTGAGTGATTTTGCGTATCAGGTTCCGAGCGGGTTGCAACGTAATCGTTTGTCACCCAAAGGCAACGCCGAACGCTTTCGTGGTGCGCCGTGGAAGTTAACAGTAGGTACGACAGGCAACACCGATATGCTTGAGCGTATCTCATCGTACAAGGCGTTACCAAAAGCTGAAGCACAACGGGTACTTTCGTATCGTGCACGTAAGATGGTGTTTGCAACTAAAACCGAGACCGATGTGTTTAGTGCCGACATCAAAGAGCACTACGGTCATGCGGGTGTGATGTTTATTCAGTACGTAATGAACAACGTCGAGTCAACCAGAGAGCTTATCTTGGCAACGCAGCAACGCATTGATGCCGCAGCGGGTTTGCAAGCCGAGAACCGTTTTTGGTCTGTGCAAGCAGCCACCACAATTGCAGGATTGATACTTGCTAAGAAGCTTGGGCTTGTTGCGTTTGATATTGCTGCGATGTTTAAATGGATTGTTGAAGTTCTGCAGCAAGCAAAGGCTGACATGGAGTTTATGGGCGGCGATGTTGAAAGTATCTTGACCGATTACTTGGCTGAGAATTACAACAACGTGCTGCGCATCACCAGTACGCAAGACTTACGTAAAGACGCCAACAACATCGAGAAGGCTGTGCTACCTGAAGCAACACCCCGCATAGCGTTGGTTGCCCGCTACGAGTACGATGTAAAGACCATGTACTTGATGCCAAAACCATTAAAGACATGGTGCGCTAAGCAGCAGATCAATTACACCGCATTGATAGATGGTCTTAAATCAGGTCGCACTAAAGCCAAGCGTGACAAGATACGACTAGGCAAAGGTACGCACGTGAATTTACCTGCTACCGATGTATGGGTGCTTGACTTCACGGAGTTCATGGATGAAGGAAAAGAGCAGACACTCGCAACAGCGTCAACACTATTTGAAGAACCGACTCAAGAGTAATGAATTACGCCCAGACGGTGTGTACATTCATATCGACTGGGATAATTTTAAACCCAACATGTCTGTTTTTGTCCCTGCTATCGACACAGAAAATCTCAAAATGCAGATGAATCTGATAGCGCAAGACAGAAATTGGCGGTTGGAGTCACGTGAGCGGGTTGAGAACAATTGCTGGGGCGTACGCTTTTGGCGAATGGTGTGATAGCATATACGAACAAGTGGCTTTCTTGTTGCTTGTTCTCCTTAGTTGTCCCTTGCCCCCACCTTAGCCGTGGGGGTTTTTTTGTTAGTTACCCTCGTACTCTTGCATACTTCTAAGAAACTCAGGCATCCGCGCCTTGCTGATACTGATACCACTCTGCGCCATCATCGTCTCTTTCATATGCTGCTTCATTGAAGCGCGGATTGTTTCGGCAGTCACAGCAACACCTTTGTACGGGTGCTTAGCGTTCCACTTCTGAATCTGCTCCATAACTTTTGACGCACCTTCCGAGTCACCCTGCCTTGTAGCCATGTAGAACTCACGCAGCATCTTGGTACGGTGCTCTGTCTCGTACCGACTGATAGCCTTCTCGTTTGCGTTGATCTCAAGTTGCCGAGTGTATTCCGCAGGGGCAAAACCAAACGCCTGTGCACCAACGTTCCACGGTGATATTTCGCTTGTGATTGGGTCACCACGTAAAGTGTTAGCGCCCTCTGCACCATACCGTGTTGATTTAAGCGCATTGCCTAGCGTAGCGGGAAGCATCTGTTCAAGACCGCGCGAGAAGTGTCCTTCGTTGATCAGGTCAGCACCACGTATCATGCGTTTAGCCGTACCGTATGCCGGCCCACCAACGAACTCAACTGCCATGTCCAAAGCTGTTTGCTTGTCTGACGAAGACTGCGATGGTTTAAAGATCATGTCGGTCAGCCCCACACGTGAGCCAATCTCAAGACCCGTTGCTGCGTTGAACAAGCCACCGTACGCTGTGTCCCCTGCGAATTTACGCATGACAGTATCGAAGTTGTCATCGTCATCGTCTTTGAACATATCGTAAAGCAATCGCACTGCACCATACAGCGGTGCGCCCCGCACACCTGCCATTAGCGTAGCCGAGCCTGACACCCAACCGAGTTGCTTCCATGCTTGCTTACGCACTTCAGGATCAGCACCGGTCATCGCATCTTTTGCGGTCTTGTACAACATGTAGTACTGTGTGACACCGTAACGTTTGTACATGAACGCAATGCGCCCAATCGAGCCTTGGGCAATGCTTGGCGCAGCCATGGCAGACGTACCACCGTTAAGCAGTTCAGTCGTGCGTAAAGCCTTGTCAAACGCTAGGTTCTCTTTTTCTTGACCTGACAACCCACGCTCAGCGGGTTTTGGGTTGTTGTCCAGCCGATCAAGCTCAAGGGTGTACGCAGCGGTCAACGCCACCTGCCGGTTCATGCGTTCGGTATGGTGCATCAAATACCCCATGAACGCATTGACTTTCGCTAATTTGCTACCACCCTTGCTCGTGTCCAATATATCTTTGGTAAGCGAACGCCCAAACTGCCCTGTCTCTTTACCGCGCTCAACCAATGTCTTCAAGCGACGTTTTTCAGGAGATAAGTTGGGGTCATTGAAGTCATAATTTTCAATTGAGAACCCACCTCTCACTTCCTTACCATTCACCATGTGCGTAGTGCCACTACCTAAAAATGCGCCCCCCGCTGCAAAAATAGCTTGCGTTGATGCCGCAGGTCCGTATTGCCCCGCAAGATAAGGACCGATTACGATAGGGATAGATGTAAGGTTGACAGCGGCTGATGAGATGTTTGCACCCAACGTCATACCGAACGTAGCGGTAGTCATCAAGTTTGACCACTCTGCTACATCAGGATTCATTGCAAAACTAGCACGGCGTTGGAATTCTGCTAAGAACTTGCGGCCCTCTTCCGTTGCACCAGTCGCATTAACATGTTCACGTGCCTTTGTTAACAATGAACGGACCTGACCGGCGGTTTCCATGTTCGTAACTTGCCGAGCAAACGTATAAGGCTTGCGACTAAACACATCAAGCACATCTTCGTTAAAGCCGAGCGTACCTTTACGCTTGCGGAACCCCTGCGCGAACGAGGTCTCAGGCATCATGTCAATCCACTGCTCGATGACCTTATCCATTACGTTTTGGGGTACTTTGTTTATCTGCATCGTATTCACGATGGTGTTCATAAACGAACCGGCTGGGGTGTTCTTGTAGTTGAACTCAGATAGTTTTGAGAACTCCTGTATGTGCATAGCCCCTTCTGCTTTGGCTTCTGCAATAGCGTCTGCACGATCCTTTGGATTTTCAAATTGCCGCACGATAGGGGTAGGTGCGTTAGGCAGCTCGTAAGACAACCGATACTCGCCCTTACGCTCAAAAGGTATGTAACCCTTGATGCTACCCATCTGAGTAAACAGTTTTTGAATGATGCTGGATGCGTGTGCTGAAGTTGCGGGATCGGTAATTGAATCTTTGACCATCGCCCCTAAGTTTGCTGCCCCATCATCACGCAACTGTTTGTATGTATCAAGGATGTCCTTGTACACAACTTTTGCAGGCGCATCTAATTTGTTAAACTTATCCACAAGCTCATCAAACGCTTTAAGTTCGGCAGGGTCTTTCATAAATGCTTTACGTGCTCCTGCGATATTAAACAGATCGACCCCTGCACGTGAAGCGGTGTTTGCCACATCCTTAAAATTGGTTTTAACCGAATCCGACTGCTTATTCCACCACTTGATCGCATGGTCGTTTACCGCTTCAATTGCCTCTAGGCGTTTGTCTAACCGACCATCATGTTTCTGCACAATGTTGTTTAGCTGCGCGGCTTGTGGCAACGTGTTATCCACACTTGCAACTTCAGCAAAGGCTGGCAACGGTAAAGTAGTCAGCATTGCGCCCTGCGCACCTCTTGGTAACGTAGTAGTAATGCCGTGGTGTATCTCGTTCTTAACCTGATTGCTTGTGTATGGGATGTTGTTAATCACACCGTCAATCAAATTGCTCATCACACCCGCGCCAGTACCATTAGCCGATGCCATGTACAACGCTTCGCCTACACGCGAGTCAGGGGCAGGTGAGATAGCCGCTTCCATCAGTCGGTCAACTTGGTCGAACGCTGATTCGACAGCCTTGGGTTCCGCACCCATTAAACGCCGTACAAAGTTCTTTATGATGTTCGTGAATTTTTGTAATGCTGAAATCGCCGTACCATCGGGATTGATTCCGGCAAGCTTGGTACGAAACTCTGGGTTACCCCACGCCTCAGCAACAAACTCTTGCACACTTGTTGCACCGTAAGCTGAATCAAGGGATGGCTTGACCTTGTTGAACAGAGCCGTAAGCTGTTTGGTAACAGGATGGTTTGCGTTGTCCAGCACGTGTGATAACGCACCGTGCACAGTCTCATGAATTAACGTGTGGTTGTTTAACCCAGTCTTTGAGTCCAACGTAATTGTGTTGGTTTCAGGGTCGAACATGCCGGATATAGGCTTACCCGCATCGTCTTTTAAATTATCAACAACTTTGACTTTGGTATCTGTTACACCACGCATGAGCAACTTGAGGATGCGCCCCGTCAAGCCACCGGTTTGGGCAGCGAGTGTGTTCAACGCATCAGTAAGATTGCCTGCTTGTAATTGCGCCTGCACGTTGTCGGGTAGGTCCCCGTCTAATGCCTCTTCAAGCTTTAACTTCTTACCCTTACCTTTACCCCCTGTTGCGGCTACTGGTGCAGGTTGCCCCCATTGAGCTACCAAGTGCGCTATGGCAGAGTTTGCTACCGCATCATTCTTGGCTTTTAACCTAGCAACTTCAGCTTCTTGCTCGGCAGCGGTGAGTTTATTGTCTTGCTCTCCTTTGGGTAAAACTTTGGCTTCGGGTGCGGCTTTGGTTTCAGGCGTAGTTTTGGTTTCAGGCGCAGGAGTTTTGGGCGTGGCTTCGGCTTCCGCTTCTTCCTGCGCAGCCTGTTGTTTTGCTGCTTCAGCATCAGCCTTTTGCTTAGCGGCTTTAGTTGCAACATCAGCTTTTTGCTTAGCGGCTTTAGTTGCAACATCAGCTTTTTGCTTAGCTGCTTGCTCTTGCGTAGCTTTTTGCTTAGCGGCTTCAGCTTTAGCGTCAGCTTCGATGTCAGCTTTAGGCGTAGTTTTTGTCGCAGGAGTATTGGCTGCTTTTTTAGCACCACCAACATAATCCTTACGTGCGTTTGCAAGGTCGCTAGGTATAAAAAATTCTTTTTCTGGTCTGCGCGAATATGCAGCGGGATTATCCCCTACGTCTTTGCCACCAGTTTTATTTTGCATATTAGAAACGCGATATTTTTCTACTTCCGCAGTAGGAACATCAACGTACGTCAAACGCCCATTGGGGTGCTCATTTTTTAAATACCAATTAGCTTCGTTGATGTCATCAGTAAACCACCGGTTTGACGCTGCTAACGTATTTTTGTAGTTATCAGATTCTTTAATCCAACTAGGAATATTAGGTTTGGGAGTATTGGAAGTAGTTTCTGCCCGATACAAACGAGTTGTTTTTGGTTGTGGGTAGGGTGCAAACGTACCACCACGTGGTCCTTGCAGATCAATCTGGGCAAACGGCGGTTGTTTTAATATATCGTTAATTCGTTTTACAGCGGTGCGCGAACGTGGGTCACTGCGAGCGGCAAAAGCTTTACGCGCCTCTTCAAGTTGTTTGGCAACGTACGCACGATCAGCAGGCTTTGCTAAGTCTTTACCCAAGATATTTTGACGCACCGCAGCATTATTTGGTAAGAACAACCAATCAACCGACTCCTGATTTATGAGCGTATTGGGTTGAGCATCTGGCAATTCTTGCTCGTTAACCTGTGTACCTACACCCTGCCGAATACCCTCTGCCCGGGAGGGTACTGGTGTTTGTTTACGTGAAAACAAGTCAAGCTGTTGTTGTTGTGTTGGCTGTCCGGCTTGAATCGGTGAAATAGGTGCAGCACCTTGAGACGCTTTGGATAACCCAGCATCCGCCAAGTCACCTTGGGCATCGGTCAGGTCGCGCTGAATGCTTGACTGTTGAGCGATCTTATCTAATTCAGCCTGCTTTTGTGCCTCGCGTTGTTGCTCAGCAGCGGTGTACCCCATCTCGCTTTGCATTTGCGTCAAAGGAGCGTTTTGCAAAGTTGGAGCGGGCGCAGCGGGCGCAAATTGGAGTGCACCCTGCCTAGAGTCAGCACCAGCACCGCTTTGCATTTCTGCAAGCGTATCATCGCGTTGTTCGTTTCGTGCTTGCTTATAAGCAGCAATACCTGCTTCTTTGGGTGGTACACCTACGTCAATAAGCGCCTGTGTTAATTCTCTAGTACGTATTTCTACAGGGTCAGCTTGAAGCGCAACACTGCGCTCCGGCACAATATCGCCCAGCAAGTCAGGTGATTGAGAGCCGAAAGTTTGTTCTAACTCTGCTTGACGCCGCTCACCAAAGTCCAAAGGCAACGATTCAGGACCGGCAGCGGTGGGTTCTACTGGTTCAGCAGCGGTGGGGGCCGGCGCTGTTACTGGCGCGGCGGGGCCTTGCATCTCATCAGGCAGCAGGGGGAGTTGTTCTGCACCAGCAACCCGTCGGTTGTACTCTGTTTTAGCGGCTTCTTCTTGTGCGATTCTAGCTTCACGAGCATTTAATTCACGTTGCGCACGACCTCTTGCGCCTGCACCGCTTACGCCACCAAACGCACCGCCAAGCACCGCACCGCCGATCAGGCTGTCTAGGTACTCTTCACGCGCTCCGGCATCTATGGTGCTGATACCCGCTTGCAAACGCTCAAGAAATTGCTGACCTACTTCAGTAAGACCTTCAACACCAGCAACCTTACCGCCGGTCATGCCTACGTTAGTTAATAAGTTGCGTTGTGCAATCGCCTTTAACTGCTCTTCTGTAAGTTCTTTACCTGCAGATTTAAAAATCCTGCTGATGCCGGGCATCATTCTAAATGACACAACGTCTAACAACGCTTGTGGAACTGCTGCTGCACCCGCAGCTATGATGTCTGTATCAGCTAGTCTGACACCGTTTTCTTGCACTTGCCGAGACAAGTTAGAGCCTGTAAATTGTGCACCCGATACCAAACCCGCACCAAGAGCGGCAGCAACACCAGTACCAAGACCAAGCGCACCAGCTACCGGAGCCGTACCAGCTAACACACCTGCAGCAAGCGGTGCTAGTGTATAGGCAGCAGACTGCCCAGCAAGTTCTTTAAACTTAAGCCATGGGTTTTCAAGCCAACCTTCTTCAGTACCTTTAAAGGTATTTGCCGCAGCTTGTTCGCTTTCCGCAGCAGAAGCTTCAGCCTTCTCCGTGTCCATGATGCCGGTACGACCAGCCAGCCGCTTAGTATCCGCAGCAAGCTGATACCCGCTAGATTTTGCTGCTGCTAAGAACCCACCTTCGGGAATGGGCTTTGCCGCCTCTTGCGCTGCTTTTTCTGCTGCTTCTTGTATCGCCCTAGATTCTTCTTCACGAGCTTTGCGCATAGCCGCAAGAGAATTTGGTGCTGGTTCAGATTGCAACGATGGCAGAATATTTGTTTCGATAGCTTTTTGTATATCGTCCCGAGACATCCCATCGGGAAAATTCATAGGCCCAAAGCCTTCGATGTTAATAGTCTGCATGGCTTACCTTACTTCCAAGTTTGGGTTGCTGGATCGTATGTTGGAATACCGCCTTTACCTGAAAGTGTAGACATACCCAAAGCTTTTGCGGCGTTAGCATCTAATTCTAGTATACGCAAATCAAACGGTTTACTAGCTCTATCGCGTTCGACAGCTATTTGAGCTTGCAAAACTCTAAATGCTTCTTTAGCTTTTGGGTCTGCTTTTGGACCAGTAGCTTGCATACTAAGCATTTCGTACTGACTTGTAAACGGTTTAAGAGCCGCATTTATTGCTGCTGTTTTTTGAGCTTCTACCCGAGTAGCTGACTCATTAAACCCTCTGTAAGCCGTTAATGCGTTTTGCGCTCTGGCATCATCTCGACGCGATTCTAGTTCTGCAACGCGTATTGTCATGTCATTACGCAAGCGAGCTTGGTTAATCTCAAATTCTTGAGCACGTTGAGTACGGTTATCTTCTGCAATTTGCAGTCGAGTCTTAGCGGCTTCCGCAGTAGCCTCTCTAGACGCACCAGCAGTGATACCAGCAGCTTGAATCTTGCCTTGGAAGTCCATAACAGTGTTGAAGTACTTGCCATACATCTCAGCAGCAAGTTTTTTATTGCCTTGCTTGAGCGACAACTTGTATTGACTAAATGCATCTTGAGCTTCGTCAGCTTTCTCAATGGCTTTGCGAGCTTCGGCTTGTGATGAGAAGTATTGCTTACCGCCTGCTTCCGCTAAACGCCTAATGCCATCTGACAAGTTCATGCCACCCATCATTGCGATACCCCCTGCAATCATGGCTTCGCTCATTACACCGCGTTCTTGCTTTTCAGCACGTTGCAGTTTACGTTCAGTACGTTTTTGCAAATCGGCAAGAACAGCTTTGTCTTCAGGATCAAACTCTGCGGCTTTCGCTACGTTTGCTGCGTACGTACCCCAACCAAATATGTCGCCAGCACCGGCAACACCGGGAACCGTAGGCACAGCACCAAACCCACCAGCACCGGGAGTGCGAGGTGTAATAGCGTTAACAGGCGCAGTAGTACCAGTACGGGGTGCACCACCAGCGGGAGTACCAACATCAGTAATACCACCCCCAGCAGGAGGTACAGCGGAAGTAGGAATAATGCCACCACCAACAGGAGCACCAGTGGCAGGAGTAGCCCCAGCAACAGGAGGTATAGCGGTGATGCCACCTAAATTAGGGTATTGCCCCGGACCTTCTTGAGCGTTGCCCGCATACATTTGTGCGGCAGTGTCAGCACGATTTTGTTGATCTTGTGCCATAGCTTGACGTTCGGCAAACAACTCAGTATCTCGGGCTATTTCACGCCCTGATGCATCCCAATTTGCCAATTCTGGAATTTGCCGGGCTTGTTGATCTTGTGCCACACCTTGACGTTCAGCAAACAACTCGGTATCTCGGGCTATTTCACGCCCTGATGCATCCCAATTTGCCATCGTTTTATCGTTTGCCGGTGCCGGTATAACTTGCGAACGGGGTACTTTTGCGCCGCGTAAACCAAACATACCTTCTAACGATGGTTTTTTCTCTTTTACATCTTCCAGTCTGACATCTGAACCAAACGTATCGTCTTCAGTAGCATCTTTACTACCCCCAGCAAGCGCAACAATCCCCCCGCCAGCCGCCATCACGGGCTGCTCAGCAATACCACCTTGCCCAGCAACTTCTTGAGCTACCGTCTGTGTTGGCATTTCGCCTTGAGGTTGACGCACACTAGCGCGTCTTGTCATCTCAGCTTTAACTTCAGCAAGTGCAACCGCATCTTTTACTGTACGAGCATAAGCTTGTAACTGCCCGTCAGTTAACTGCGACAACTTACTAGATAACGCAGCAGGGCTAGTAGCCGCCACCGCCCGAGGATCAACAACAGGTTGACCGCCCATAGCATAGCCCTGCACCGCGCCGCCACGGGCATAGCTCATCAAGCCGCCTTCCTTAGCGCTTTTATTCGTTGCACCATAAGCAGCAAGACCCGCGCCCAATATCTGAGGAGCCATAGCACCCGTGTTCTGGTACATAGTTTGTGAGGCTTGTGACATTGGTAAACCGCGCATCATGTCAGACTGGAACGCAAGCTGCTTGTATGGGTAGTTCATCTGGTCTTGGTACTGCTGGTAGGCAACGTTTAGACCCTGCTGTTGCAACGCTTGTTGCTGCGCACCGGCTTGCATCTGTGCTTGGTTGATTGCTTGTTGTTGACCAAACTGAGTCTGACCTAACGCGCCAAGTGTTGAAGCTGCCGAACCTGCCAAACCTAACCCAGCCAAACCGTACTGACCTGCACCCACCGCGCCTTGAACACCTTGCATACCAATGTTTGCACCAGCAATGCCCATGTTACCGGCTGTCTGAGCGCCTTGCATACCCAATTGACCACCACCAATCATTAACTGACCGGCTTGGTTAGCACCTTGCATACCAAGACTAGCACCTTGCATACCCTGTGCTGTACCCGCTAACTGGCGGTCAACACCAGCGAGTCCGACCTGAGCACCTTGCATACCCTGTGCTGTGCCCGCCAATTGCGTATTAACACCTTGCAAACCTGTCTGTGCGCCTTGAAGCCCAGTCAAATAGTTTTGGTTAGCACCTTGTAAACCTGCGAGTCCAACTCCTGCACCTTGCATACCCAGCGAGGCGGCAGCTTGCATGTTTCTGTTAGCAACATCATAGGCAGTGTTGTAACCCTGACCAATCGCTTGGTTCATTGCGATATTCTTGTTGCGCTGGTTTTCCGCAAAGATTAACGCTTCACGGCTACCACCAAACGCACCTGCTTTAGTTGCGTTGCTCTGCCCCTGTGCACCCGAGATGCCATACTGACGTTGCATTTCAGCTAATTGTGGCTGCAACGATGCTTGTAAGTAAGGGTTCATGTACCCTTGAACCGCATACGGATTTTGTGCGCCCTGACCGTAGCCCAGACCAGCTTGCATACCCGTCATGCCAACCCCGAGGTTAGCACCAGCCAAATTAGCGCCTTGAGCGCCATAGTTCATGCCTTGACCGCCGTAGTACGCCCCGCCTGCCGTGCCAATGTCCGCACCTTGAGCGCCATATGCAGAACCCATGTTGCCAAACTTAGCGCCACCTTCAACGCCAAGTTGTTGACCTAATTGCCCTGATTTAAAAGCTTCACCACCATAAGCATTGATGAGGTCAGCATTAGCAAAAGCGCCTTGTGCGCCTGCGCCTGCGTAAGTATTAGCTAGAGCAGCATTGACCGCAGCAGAGTTTGCGCCTTGAGAGCCGTAGTTTAGTGAAGCATTTTGCAGTGCTGCTGAGTTTTGATATGCACCAAGCCCGCCCGCGCCCGACTGAAACGCGAAATTAGAAGCATCTGTAAGTTGTGGTGCAACCTGTTGGTTGGCAATACCCGACATGCCCTGCACTTGCATGGGTGAGAATCCAGCAATTTGCTGACCTTGGTACGGCTGATACGGGTTGTTATTAATGTTGGTTAGCGCACTTGTCTGCCCCAACATGCTCTCAGCATAGGGCCGCGCGTATTCAGGAATGCTTGTGCTTGTAACCGTTTGGTTAGTTGGTGCTGATGATGATCCGCCGCCGCCGCTCATATTGATACCCCTAAAATAATGTACTTTTCAGTGAACCCAAAGCGAACTAACAATTTGGCAACCGAGTCCCTTGTTGCACACTCAATTGTTGTTGCGCCGTTTGCTCGACAAATATTTTCAAGCTGCTTAAACGTGTCTTCGTTAATAATAAATTTACCGCCCGTGCCCGTTACAAAAGCAACACGTTTTGTTGGCTTGTTGACAAACTCTACCGTCATCGCACCACAAAGTTTTTGCGCGTCATCTGTTGCAACTAACAATAACCACTGACCTGTACACACGTACATTTGAATTTGGTCTAGGGTGTAGTCATCCTGAGCGTACTGTTGCGATTCCGCTAAAAAATCTTGAACTAAACCCCAAGTTTGTGCGGCAAACGCAACAGGTACGTGCTGTATCTTCATACTGGCAAGTGTTTACGGGCTTTAGAATCCACTGCAACTTTGTCTTTACCGATAGACTTCTTGCGCCCACTTTGCACACGTTCCATCATGGCATACAGTCGCTTAGCACCGGCATCTGTAGACCCATTTCCCAGTTCAGAAACAATCCGAGCAGGAACGACAAACTCACCATCAGCAAGACGAGCAGGCTGCTTATTACCAATTTGAGCAGGAATATCATCGCTGACTCCATCGCCGGGGCCTTTAAGTAAACGCCCGCCATCAGAATAGCCACCAAGATCGTAGATGCCGCCACCCGCAGCGTAGTTTTGGTTAGGTGTACCTTGTAAACTGTTCAAAGCGATCATAGCATCGTAGTCACCGCCCTGTGCTTTAGCCATCAACTCTTTCATAGCAGATGGGCTTTTTTGTGCGGCTGCAGCATACGACTGCACGGCAGCTTGGCGGCTGTTAGTAATGCCACCGCCGTACGCAAAGTTTTGCGGCTTTTGCATTGGGTATTGAGGACCTTGATTGAACTGTGCCATACCATCAATAGCATTATTTTGATCATCAAATCCAGTGTAGCTAGAGCCAATGCCACCACCTGCTGCGTAGTTAATTAAACCGCCTTCTTTTTTGTCGTTGTGTGATACAAGACCCTCTGAAACATACGTATGCGCTTGGTCAACATTAAATTTAACCACGCTACCTTCACCAATGTATTCCATACCAACAATGCGTTTGTTATCAGTAATACCGCGAATAACATCGCCAAGTTTAATGTGCAACATTTGTTTCCATGAGTCATCGACCATTAAAAATTTATGGGTGTCAGACACTTTTATAGTGCTGCTATCTTCAAACTTAAGCAGCAACTTTGGTTGCGTAATAATGTCTGCGGCAAGTATTTCAAAGTTTCCGTACTCAAGAGTGTCTTGATGAGGGGCGTAAACAAAATCACCAACGCAAATTTCTCCTGCTTTTTTCTGCTTGCCGTTAGCCATTAAAACTAAAACATCGGGGTCAACGCATCCGCCGCCACCGCCGCCACCGCCACCACCGCCACCGCCACCGCCACCACCGCCACCTTGGTCAGCGTTGTACCCGGCACGTTGTTGATCTTGTAATAGTTGCTGTTGCGCTGCTAAGTTCGGCATCGGTACTGGCATGGCTCGTACAGGAGCTGTAGCGTAACTACGTGTAGCTGGGTTGTATGTATAAGTAGGAAGCATACCGGGCGCAGCGGGCAAACCGCCGACAGGTGCAATAGACGCGGTAGGAGCTGCAGGAACCGGTGCATTAGGGTTTGCAGCCATGTACTCAGGAGAAGTCATGATCCCGTAAGTAATTTGATCCGGTGTTGCGTTTGCGTTTGCTGCAAAACCTGTTTGGTCTGGGGCGCGTCCTAAATATTTTTGGAACAACTGAGTCGTTGTATCGGCATTTGCTGGCAAAGGTGCAGCGGGCGCAGCAGGCGCGGGGCGCAAATGCTGAGGAACCATCGCTGCTAGTTGCGGTTGAACAACGTACTCTTGCTGTGCGCGTTGCCCCAACATGTTGTTGTAGTCCGTGACCGCTTGGGGCACTTGATTAACTGGCGCTGTGTACTGCTGTTGTGGGTTAACATACAGGGCTTGCATATTTGGCACAACAACGTTATTTGCTTGCATCGGCGGTACTTCAATGTTTCTTGCGTTTGCAGTCGCGGTGCGTGTTGCGGCTAAATAATCAGCTAATACAGGTTGTTTTTTAACTGGCGCGGTAGGTGTTGCAGCGGGATCAACAGGCACATCAGCAATACCACCCTCTGCCATGTAACGAGTACCCATGATGCCACCTTCTGCAGCCATAGGCATGAGTTGTGAACCGTAGTCACCTGAAGCAATCGGTGTTCCCGCAGTCATTGTCTGATTAAAGTACGGTGTGCCCGCACCGGTGTAGTTAGGATTGCGAGTCTGGCTATACGTGTATGGTCGAACATACCCAGCGTTGGCTGTCTGCTGTTGTTGAGCAGAGTTACCACCAAACAAATTACCACCCATAAGCGCAGGAGCCAGCGCCGCACCGATAGGCATCATGTTGCTCTTAAGGTAGTTGGTGTCAAACTTGGTAGCTTGGAACCCCTTGGTCATAGCATCCCAACCAGTGGGTGCAGTTGCCGCCGTGTTTGCCTTAGCTGCTGCGCTAATAACATCTGCTGGGTTAGCTGCCCCACTTACTGAACCCTGCAGTGACTGCAATGTTTCAGGCGACAGATTTGCAAAGTTTTCTGGAGTCAAGAAGTTAACTGCATCTGCGGCGGTGCCTGCTCCAAATGCGGTACTCGCGGCATTCCCCGCTGCTGTTACTTCCGGCACCATCGCTGCTGCGCCAGCATTCATAATTCCACCAGCCAAGCCCGCGCCACCAAACGCGCCAAGCCCTGCCATCAAGCCTTTGTTCAGGTCTTTAGTAAGGAGTGCTGTGCCACCGCCGACAATACCCGCTGCCATAAGAGGACCAACGCCGGGGATCATTGCTAAGCCCGCACCTGCAACCACAGGCAAAATAGCGTCTAAGAACCCAGCTTCAGGCAACCCCGTCTGCGGGTTAATCGACAGACTACCGCCGTGTTGTTTAGCCATGTGTTGCAGCGCACCAACTTCTTTTGGTGACATGTGCACAAGTACGGAATCGGTGCCGCGCCCTTGGGCGGCTAAATGCTGGGCTACTTTATCTAAGCTCATACTTTGACCTTTAAGACATTACCGGCGGTTGTGTCACGGTACACATCGCCAACCCGTAGGTCAGCAAGACTGGTTTGGGTCGGGAGTTTATCTATATTCAAGTTTAAACCACTTGCTGCAGAAAATCCCGGATTATCTAGCTGCGAAAAATACAGACGCAATACGTTTGTTAACTGCTCAAGGTAACGTTGCTCATACTCAACAGGAGGTGTTGGCAAGTTTGGGGATTGTGTTGTGCCGGTACTCATCAACGCCGCCCGTCATTGCGAATATCAATTCTGGGAGTTCCCAATTGCCATTGCACACCAAGTTCTCCAGACTCAATCCTAAAACTCATCTGGCGACCACGCAGACGGGTGTACACCTGCCCATCAAAAAGCTGCACGTTGTATGCCCGAACTGCTGTGTAGTTGCTTGCACTTTGCACTTCAGGAATATTTGCTACCCCATATGGCGTACCTGAGTTTTGACGGGGTTTGACCGTCATTGTGACAAACGGCTGGTCAATGTTTGAGCCGTTGAAGTTAACGTCAGGCAAGATACGCCACACAAACCCGAAGTTATGCCCGTCACCAATGTCAAAGTCAGAAGACTGAATGTAAGCCTCAATTGGCAGTGAAGTTGTGCCAGCAACGTCATTAACGTCAGACTCGTGGTACAGCACACGGTTGTTGTAATCCGTAGCCATAGGGTATTCCCTAATACCTGAATCAAGCCATGCAGTCCTTGCCATTGTGCCGTAATACCAAACTTTATCTAGGTAGTTGTAAATGACATACCTGTCGATGGTGTCTGAGTTTAATGAGCAATAGAACCACCAAATCTCGTTGTAACCCTCGTTACCGCCAGCAAACACTTGATACGACTGATTCTGGTTGATGTCCTCAAAGACATACTGACGCAGCGAACTAGCCAGCGTGTCAACACGACCTGAGTATTGGTAGAACTTACCATTGCCCATCCAGTAGGTCACGTTGTTGACTGTGTAGATTGAATTCGGTGACATGATGGAAATGTTGTCCATCAAAAGCTGGAACGACCACACATACGGTGCGCCAACATACTGCATTGAGTACAACGCCGAGTCAGTCCAGATTAAAATCTCTTGGCGAGTATTGACGTAAGTAACGATAGATGAGCCGTGCGAAAGCCCAAACTCACCCGCCTGATTGGTTGGGTCAGGAACCCAGTCGTACTGATTGGCTTGGTCTGACCAGCGTACCAGCATCGGGTTAAAGGCGGAATTAGGTGTTCCGCTTACATATGGGTTTGCACCAAAACAAATAACAAACCGTTGAATTGACGATGCTGAAATCTCAAGCGTCTTGTTTGGAACGTACTGACCAGCGTAACCTTCTGTTGTTGACAAATCATTTAGCAACTTAGCACGGGTAGTCAGCCCATCAGCACTCTTCCAATAGTAAACACCGCCGTTGCGTGGTGCAATAATTAAGTCTTGACCGTAGTTGTCGTTTGACCAGAGGCGTAACTGAGCGCCAACAGCTTGAGTAGAAGACGCACTACCCCAGCCGCCACGACCCCAGACACCCGCACCCCAGCCTGTGCCGATAACGTAAATGTCCAAACCTGTATTGATTTGATACGCAGCAATCCCAACCGTGCCGCCACCAGTGGTTACCGCACTAGTAGAAAACACGCCCGCCACATTGAATGTGTACTTATCTACAGTAATGACGTTAAAGACTTGCTGCTCAACGTTAAGCTGACCCGTTGTAAACCCGCCTGTAGCGGTTAACCCGCTAAAGGTCACAAAGTCATTTTTAACCACACCATTAGCAACATCAGTCACGGTAACCGTCGAGCAGCCTACCGCTGCGCTCGTAGCATGAGTAGCCGCAGTTGTACCGTTGTAACCCCGCACAAGCCCTGTCAGGGTGTTGGTTGACTTGCCTGTGTAGTAGATTTGCTCTGAATCAATCTTGATAATGCCCGGCGAGTTTTGGAACGACGCACCAGAAGTCAGCACCAAAGATGTTGCTGTAGCTGTGATACCGCCATTGAGCGTACTGTACGCAGTAGCCAACGGGTTGCCAGTGCTAGGAGGTACAGCGCCCAGCATGGGGTTTACGGTCTTTCTGATTGGGGTGATGTCGTAGTAACCACCACCGTACTCAATGTAATACTTTAAATTTGTGCCAACCCCAAGGTAGTTTGTACCCTCAAGGTTAATCCAGTTCCACATTGACCGAGCTGTGCCGAGATACGAACCGTTGGATAAGCGAGTCCACCCGCCGATCTTTTCAACCTGACCCGAGCGAAAACGAATGTGATCGCATTCATACCAACCACCCTCATTGGCGTAGTTAGTACCCTCACGGTTTACACCGGGTCGAAAGGTCAGTTTCTGTAATGGCATATTTAAACCTTAAGGGGAATTTCCGCCGACAGGGTATGTCGCACCCGCAGGAGCTTGTGTAAACGCTGTTTCGCCCGCTACAACATGGTTGCCAGTCCAAGGTGATTCCATGACCGGTCCGTAGCAAGAAGCAAGCATTGCGCCGTTTACAGGCTTAGCCTGTCGTTCGCATAAGAATGACCACATATTGCTCATGCCTGTTTCAGGTGTCGTGCCAACCGTAAAGCTGCGAAACACAGCGGGAAC